GATGATGGTTGTCTTGCTTGTGAGGGGTAGAGTTTGGACGATTTGGAAATATACAATCGGAAGTTTTAGCGATGAAAAAACAGCCGAACATGATAATATTGTAGCAGTACTACGAACTTTGATTGTTCTTGTCAACTTTATAACCTGTTTCTTCATCATGGCGAACGTAGTTCACAATTGGTAAAAAAATGAATTTATTGCAGGAAAGAGAATATTACAAACCTTTTAGTTATCCGTGGGCATTTGAGCACTATAAAAGTCAGCAGCACATGCACTGGCTTCCTGACGAAGTGCCGCTTGCAGATGATTTAAAAGACTATCGGGAGAAAATGACTGAGGGACAGAAAAAGTTGCTATCAAGCCTTTTTCGTTTCTTCACTCAAGCGGATGTTGATGTATGTTGTGGATATGCAAAACATTATCTACCAACATTCAAGCAGCCAGAAGTAAGAATGATGCTATCTGCATTTGCTGCTATGGAAGCAGTACACCAGGAAGCATACTCTTTGCTACTTGAAACACTTGGATTCGGCGATGACGAATACCAAAAGTTTTTTGAGCATAAGGCTATGCTTGATAAGCATGAATATCTACATGACTTTGGAATGGGTACACCTATGGATATTGCAAAAACCATGGCTATCTATTCTGGATTCACAGAGGGAGTTCAGCTGTTTAGTAGTTTTGCTATTCTACTGAACTTTCCTCGTCATAACTTAATGAAAGGTATGGGACAGATTGTTACATGGTCAATTCGTGACGAAACATTGCACGTTGAAGGTATGTCACAGCTATTTCGTACTTTTATAAAAGAAAATCCAGAACTATGGACAGACGATCTAAAGTATGAAATTTATTGTGCAGCAGAACGCACGGTAGAGCTTGAAGATGCGTTTATTGATCTTTGCTTTGAGGGAGCGGAAGTTCCGGACCTTACGCCGGAAGAAGTAAAGAGCTATATTCGTTATATTGCGGATCGTAGGCTTCTAGGTCTTGGATTAAAGAAAATCTTTCTAAGCGAAGACAATCCTCTTCCTTGGTTAGATTATATGTTAAACGGTATAGAACATACCAACTTTTTCGAAAATCGTGCCACTGAGTACTCGCGCGCTAGTACTACAGGTAATTGGCAAGACATTTTTAAATAAGGGACCTTATCATGTCAGAAGTTGATCAAACTGAAGAAAATCCTGTATTGAACTTTAATGGGCAGGAATATCCTATTGCAGATCTTACAGACGAGCAAAAATATCTTGTAAATCAAATTCAAGATATTGAAAACCAGTTGTCTCCTTTACGAGCAAAAACTCATCAGCTCACCCGAGCAAAAGAGGGGTTTGTTTTAGATCTAGAGACAGCACTAACTCCCCCAGAGGAGTAAAAAGAAAGGGGCTTCGGCCCCTTTTTTACTAAGTGGGTGGCTCAATCCACTCCGAATTTAATGTCCACGTTGAGTTCTCATAGATATATTTACAGCCTGTCCAGTCACTGGGAGGCGTAATATTTTCCACTACAGTAGCATTACTAGAGTTTAAGTCTCCAATAATAAAATCGGGCGTAGTTATAGAGTCTGAGTTTATAGAAATGGATACGCTATCTTCAAAAATATATAGAGACCAATTACTTTCATTTCTGATTATTGTTTTCATAATTTTTTATCCTTTAACTATTATTTCAGTGGCTGAAACAGCAGTTCCTGCGAATACTGAAGGAGAGTCTGCAGTTGTTGAAAGGGACCCATCAGTTTGTACATAGTAAGCTTGACCAGCCGTTAGCCCCGACTGAGCATCATCTACTGAACCAATTACTTGAATTGTTGCAGTAGCAGAGTCTGAGTATGCTGCATCGGAGATTCCTATATAGTTGGTTTCTGTAAGATTTGTAGAACTCGAAGCAGCAAGTTGTCCTACAATAGCAGTTCCATAATTTGAATTTCCTCCGTCCACATAAGAAAACACAGATTTATTTGAAGCTGTATCAAAGGTAGATCCAAAAAAAGAACTATTTGCACTCTCTAATGTAATTTCTGTGCCAAAACTAATACTGGTACCAGAAACTGTTCCTGCTATGGCATTCCCGTAACTAGAATTTCCTCCATCCTGATAAGCAATTATAACCTTATTTGCTGCTGAATCAAAATGAGCAGATATGTAATTTGTGGTTGCATTGTTAAACGTAGCTTCGCTGCCAAAACTAATACTTGTACCAGAAACTGTTCCTACAATAGCAGCCCCAAAATAGCTGCTTGCTAAATCCCTGTACAGAATAACTACTTTATTATTAGTAGAATCGAATACCACATTATTATACTCTAAAGTAGTTCCTGAAGAGTTATACGTTACTGATGAGCCAAAACTAATACTCGTACCCGATACTGTTCCTACTTGTGCTCTCCCGTGCCCACTATTTGAGTGAGCCCTGTAAGCAACTATAACTTTACCGTTGCTAGAATCAAATGCAAGAGCATTACGAAGACTAATTCCTGTATAGTAATTAACTGGAGTACCAAAACTAATACTTGTACCCGATACTGTTCCTACCACGGCTGTTCCATAGCTAGAAACAGTATTATTCCTATAAGCAACTACAATCTTATTATTGGTAGAATCAAATGTAATTGCAGTGTCTGTGACATTGTGCGAAGCTACATTGACAGGAGTGCCAAAACTAATACTTGTACCAGAAACTGTTCCAACAACCGCTGTTCCATAATTTGAATTACCGTGATCTCTATAAAAAATTACAACTTTATTTGAGTTTGAGTCAAATGTAGCTGTAACATAGCTTACTTCTGCACTTTCAAAAACAACTGGAGTACCAAAACTAATACTATTACCCGATACTGTTCCTACCACGGCTGTCCCATATTGTGAGTTTCCAACGTCTTCATATGCAATTACAACTTTTTCCGAATTTGAGTCAAACGTAGCTGCAGTATAGGAAGTAGAAGCAGACTCAAATACAGTTGCAGATCCTACGCCTGCACTGCTTGATGTTTGCGATACTGCACTTACGCTACCATCGGAGTTTACTAGAACTAAATCTCCATTTGCAAGGGAGCCGCTTGCGGTTGCTGTAAGAGTTCCACCCCCGGCTGCACTGTCACCACCTCCACCGCTTGTGGAAGTAATATCCCATACTCCTGCAGTGCTATCATACGTATAAGTTCTTCCACCGGCTGTGAGGGTGTCTCCATTACTTGGGCTATCTGTAAAATTAACTGGCATTTTATTCTCCTACCACTACTCGTATATTATATTTGTTTGACTTTCAGTATAACCTTTCCATATAATATCTACTTCTTGCAAGCAACTATGCCTGAAAGCCGAAAAGGATCTAGAATTAACTATATCTAATAATATCGGCTCTTCCCAAGTAAGTGAGTTTTCTAGTAAAACCCCTTCTTCTATGCAGAAAGTTTTTGTGTAAATATGTTCGTTAGTACCATTTGATAAAGTAAGAGTTATACCCACAGCCCTTAAAAAGCCTGCTGTGTCAACATACGTTTTTGTTATCGTGATTGTTTCGTCTAAAACCATTATATTACTCCCAAGATTCTGGATCTGTTGCTGTGCTTGTAGCAGACGTAAAGTATGAAGCTACTCCATCTTCAAAAACAATACTATTAGGTTTTAGTAACCCCTGCGTACCTAAAGTAAGTGAGTCAGCAATAGGGTCTTCTATTACTAAATAAGCTACCGTAACGTTATTTCCATTTTCATCTTGTACTGTTAATGACATAATAAACGCCTATGTGTGCTTAATCAAATAAGATCGGTAGTTTGCTGCATCCATTGTAATATAAGTATAGGTATCACTCCCTATTGTTACTTGACTAGGAGTAGTGCCTATATTGGAGGGTGCTATATAAATTGCCGTAAGATCAGAGAAGTTATATGCCGTGGGTGATGCAGCAACTTTTATAGTTAGAGGTTTTACAGACAGTGCACTATTCCCAGAGTTATCAAATGCAACATGAGTGCTCGTACCCTGACCTGCATCTCCTACTCCGGTGTAGTTAAGTATAGTGCTATGAAAACCGTCATGAAAATCATCGACCATAGTTGATCCGACATCTTCTGTCCAGGGGCTGTTGATTTGTCTGCCTCTAAGATTGCCTGTAACGTTAGCTGTGGTACTAATGCTTATATATGATACTATCGACCATGTTGTCCCAGGATGATTTGGGCCTTGAGTTGTGAAATTATGTAATTGAAAAAATCTACCCCCATAGTTCTTAGTATAATATGTTTCACCCCTTCCGTGCGCGTCGTAGCCTCCACTAGTAGATACGGTACGAACAGAATCATAAAGTGTCATTGTAGGACATTTCTGCTTCCAAACATCAAGTGTGCCTTGGTTTCCCTCCAAATTTGCAATAAGTAATGGACCGGCACTTGCAGAGTTCGCCCCATTGTGCTCCGGAGAAAAGAGAACAATTCTAGTAGGATCAGCCCAAATATGTAACTCCTTTCCGTTTGCTCCCATAATGAAGCCTTTATCGTTCATATAACTAGTGCTTGTAGAGTTATATCCGGTGCTAAAATTAAAATTTGTATTTGCATTAGATAAAGTAGGATCGTCTACATTACTTAACATAACTCCAGCTTGAGACGTACTTGTTAAAGTCATACCACTTCCAGAACTAAAGTGACAATTTCCATGTATCGCACAGTATTTTGTTCGACTATTAGTAGCTGATGTAGCTTGCAGAGTGTAATATGAGTCAGAGCTGTTAGACGCGGAGGCACTATTTGCAGGTATAGATTGCCCAGTATACAACGTCCAGCCACTATTCGTGCCTGCTGTAAGTGTTGAATTACTGGTATCAATTGAGCCTAAATTAGAAAGCGATGCGTTGCCTGCCGCAGACTCTGTAATTAGACGAACTATATCCCTAATAACCAGAGCTGTGCTTACTCCGCTGTTAAATTTTAATTTTGCATACATTCTATTTTCTCCTGATATGCTAGTTATGAAAAACTGAATACTAAATATAGGTTGGCACCCGCGGTGCTGGAGCCCACTTGAGTTATATTTACTGTTATATAGTCGCCTTCAGAAAACGTTGTAGTATCACTATTATTGACACTAGACGTAGCTCCGTCAGCAATTGTTATTGTTTTAAAGGCACTCCCGGCACCATTTTTAATTAAATCCACAGTAGCGGCCGCCCCAGCAGGCGCAGTGTCTACAAAAGCATCAATAGAATCAAGCGTAAAAGAGTCATGCAGATATAGTCGTTTTGACCCTGTATTTACCGCAAGAGTATCATCGTATCTATATGCTTTTATGAAAGCAGAGCTTCCTCCCCCTCCATTTTGTGCTACCCAGCTTAAATTACCAGATCCATCTGTTTTTAATACCTGATTCGCATCTCCGTCATTATCCGGTAGCGTAAGGGTATAAGAAGCAGCCGCACTGTGCGGAGGCCCTTTTATAATTATTCCATGCGAATTTTGTTCACAATTTAGTTTAAACTGTCCGGCACCCTTTGTAGAGTTTCCTTTAAATACAACAACGCCAGTTCCATTTGGGTCTAATTCTATGTCTCCATTACTTACACTAGTAATGTCTTGCCCATTTACATCTAATGCGCCACCAAGCTGCGGAGTCGTATCCGCTACTACAGAGGCTATTCCTCCAGTTCCTGTTGAATCTGCGGCAGGAGCCCACTCACTTCCGCTCCATTTTAAAACTTGGCCAGTGCTTGGGCTTGTACTACTTACATTTGTTAAGTCTGACAAAACACCAGATATAGTTCCGGAGTCAGGATTTGCAAATTCTACCCACTGATTACTACTACCGTCAGCATAATAAATATATGGTGTTAGAGAAGCAGAACTCCACCATAAATCCCCGGAGGAAGGACTGCCAGGGGCTGTATCTGAGACTGTTACGGAAGCTCCTCCACCACCACTTTGCGCTGTCCAGCTTAGATTTCCTGAACCGTCCGTCTTTAATACATAGTTTGCACTTCCATCTGCAGTTGGCCAGCTTAGTCCATCTAATATAATTTTTCCGCTACCATCTGGAGTTATGGCAATATTATTACCACTAACACTTACTATACTTTGACCATTAACATCCAGATTTCCACCAAGCTGTGGAGTAGTATCTGCTACTACAGAGGCTATTCCTCCACCAGAAGTAGAATATCCATAGCTTAGAATTTTATCCTCAATCGCAGCAGAAGTCATCAAAGACGTATCATTATTTGCAAAAGACTCAGAACTTAATTGTATAGAGTCAGCGGCAAACTCTGAAACTGTTAAATCCGCAACATTTAAAGTAACTGTACCAGATGTACCTCCCCCAGAAAGTCCTGTGCCCGCTGTTACTCCCTCTATATCTCCGGAAGAGCTAGTAGTAGTAGTATGCTCCATTAAAATTTCTGTTGCAGAAATAGCAATACCTAACTTCTTGTTATAACTATCAGCAGTTGTGCTAATCGTGCCATCAGATGTAAGATAATATGTAGAGCCTGTTGTTAAACTGGATTGATTTCTGTCAACTCCACCAATTAAATTTACAGTGCCCGAAGCGCCCGCAGAAATAGCTTCTTCAGCGATACCAACTATCGTATTAGAAATATTTGTTGCAGTGATCTGCTGCTGTATACCATACATCTCACCATCTAACGCGCTAATCATATTTGCGGATGAACCATATCTGGTATACCCAAACATTAACCCACCAGTTTTATATACTAATGTACCGGGATTAATGCTAGCACTGTGCGTCATTAAATTAACACTTGAACCCGATGCAGAGATTGCTCCGTTAGAAGCCATAGTAAGACGACTTAGCATTAATTTACGGCTTTGATTATAGCTGCCATTTATAAGCAGTACTACAGTATTTGTATCAGTATCCGCAGCCGCTGCAACAGTAGAAGCACTAAGAAAATTATAGTTTATTCCAGAATCCGTTCCTTTATTTGCAATTGTAACATCGCCATTTGCTTCTATGGTAGCACTATTAAATCCTACAGGCCAAATTCTATAATTAGATCCATCACTAAACCTAATTTGATAGATCATCATAAATTTTGCACGATCTGGAAGATACACTATATTTAGACCAGTGGCATTTTCTCCATCAAAAAATACGCTTCCAGGCTGATCGTCGCTATCTAATTCTGTATTCTCTACACGAGTTTGAGAGCCAAGTGTAATTGTGCCGTTAGAAGAAGTCCATTTTCTAAAGTAAACGTCTTCTCCAGACCCATAAACTGCTAAGCCGGCATCTCTAACAGGATCGTATGCCACTGAAGTTGCAGAAGGAGCAGAACCCAGAGTTACCGCTGATCCGGCGGAAAAAGTATCATTTGAACTATCATATGTTAATGCTCTCATTAGTCCATTTGAGCTATCTTCGTATACTATTATCCATTTTCCGTCATTGTCATCATATACAATATTATTGTTGCTGTTCCAAGTTGAACCTCCAGTCCAGATTTGTGTATTACTACCCCAAGTTATTGCTCCTGTTGATGTATTAACAGTGCCAACTTTGTAGTAAGTATTTGAACCATCAGAGCCAATCATAACAAGCTTATTACTTGCAGCCATAAACATAGGACCACCAGTAACTTGAGCCGTTGTGCCAGGTAAAGCAGTAGTGCTAGTAATTGTTGCGCTTCCATTTGAAGCTAATGTAACCCACCTATAGTAAACTGTGGAGGACTCATTGGTTAATATAAATATTTTATTATCATAAGCAGGAACAAGCAATGCTTCTTCAAAATTATTATTATTAGTCCCTAAGTATTCAATGCTTGTAGTTGTTTCAGTAAGACTTGCTGGAGTTGTACTCTCTCCCGCAGTTGCATACTGAGAGTTTGCTAATTCATAAACAATTACATCTCCTGCACTGGCTGAATCAGAGATAGTAAGTTCTGCCTGTATAGTTTTAATTTGGTCAACAAACGATAGAGTCCCGCTTCCATTACTTTGAAGCACTTGCTCTGCATTTCCATCATCATTAGGAAATGTTAAAGTATAGCTTGCTCCTGCGCTGTGCGGAGGACCTTGAAGCTTAATACCATGAGAGTTCTGCTCGCAGTTAAGAGTTATAGAACCAGAACCGGCTGTAGAGTTACCTTTAATTTTGAATAACCCAGAGCCATTAGGATCAATCTCTATATTTCCATTACTTACCGATGTTATAGTATTTCCATTGACATCCAGATTTCCACCAAGCTGGGGTGTAGTATCTGTAACTATATTTGGAACTATATCTGCAGTGCCGTCAAAAGAAGTACCACCAATACTTCTTGCTGTTTCAAGAGCTGTTGCCGTTGCAGCGTTTCCAGAACTATTTTGGTTACCTGCTGTATTAACTCCAGGTAGATTAATATTTGCTGAACCGTCAAATGATACTCCACCTATAGTTCTAGCGGTTGTAAGTGTAGCAGCAGATCCTGTAGTATTTTGATTACCAGTTGCATTTACGCCGGGCAGATTAATATTTGCAGAGCCATCAAATGATACTCCACCAATAGTTCGAGCAGTTTCAAGTGCGGTTGCTGTTGCTGCATTTCCAGAAGTATCTTGATTACCTGATGTATTTACTCCTGGCAAGTTAATATTTGCAGATCCATCAAAAGATACACCACCAATATTTCTACTTACTGCAAGTATAGTGGCTGTTGCAGCATTACCAGAAGTATCTTGAGTACCTGCCGTATTTACTCCAGGCAAGTTAATATTTGCAGAACCATCAAAGGATACCCCACCTATAGTTCTTGCTGTTGTTAGAGTAGCTGCAGAGCCGCTAGTATTTTGATTACCTGTGGTGTTTACGCCAGGTAGATTAATATTTGCTGAACCATCAAAGGATACCCCACCAATAGTTCTTGCTGTTGTTAGAGTAGCTGCAGAGCCGCTAGTATTTTGATTACCTGTTGTATTTACTCCAGGCAAGTTAATATTTGCAGAGCCATCAAATGATACTCCACCTATAGTTCTTGCTGTGCTCAAAGCATCAGCAGTAGCAACATTAGTAACTACTATAGTAGGATTGTCGTCTGTACCCGACTTAGTTACTCCTGCTCCGGTAGTTAGGCTTCTTACATCTTTACCTAATACTTTTGTCATTTTTTAAATCTCCACCCAGCCTATAGTAGAATCTACATAAACTAATTCTACAAATCTTCCTGCAGCAACAGTACCATCTTGTGCTGAAGAGTCTATATTACTACCATTTCTGCCCACAGTGGTAACACTACTAGAAATATTTTTAATTTTTACAAAGTTTCCTGCGCTAGGACTACTCGGTAATGTTATCGTAATTGAGCCACTACCATTAACTATTATTTGATCCTCTGCAGATGCTGTGTAAGAGGCTGTTTTTATAAGCCAGTTTACAGTAGCACCGCCGCCGCCTTCTCCTCCAGCAGATGCTGTAAGATCAATCTCACCATTTGTATCATCATAGCTTGCAGTAACAGAACTATGATTTGAATGAGTAAACATCGAGGCTACTGTATCTTGGATTGCCTCTGTAAGATTTATGTTTGCAGATCCATTGAACGAGTGATCTGTTGATCCAACAGTAAAGTTTCTAGCGGTAGTCAGAGTATCTGCTGATCCTGTCACATTACCTGTAAGACTTCCTGATATATTTGTTGCCGATAAAGTTCCGGAAACAGTTACAGTTGTGCTGTCCGAACTAATTGTCTGTGAGCCAAGCGTAATCGTTGTGCCACTTAGAAATAGGTCTCTAAATCTTTTTGTGCTACTTCCTAAATCATGAGTAACATCTGCACTCGGAATTATGTGACCAAATAACTCTAAACCTGTAGACGTAGACTCTAGCTTTTTACTTGTTCCATTATACAGTGCTGTTGTTGTAACATCAAAATCTTCATCACTTGAATCATATGCTATCGTAGTTCCAAGCTGCTTGGTGCTTGGAAATAAAGTACCGATTGCATCTGTAAAGTTAGGGCTTTGGGTACCATCAAAAGCATGAGAAGTATCTTTAATTACAAAAGCAACTGCATTTTGTAAAGCGGATGCTGTTCCTGCATTACCACTTACATTACCTGTAACACCGCCTGTTATATTACCCGTAATGTTGCCTGTTACATTACCAGTAAGGTTTCCAATAAATGTTCCCTGTATATTACCAGCAGTAAGTCTACCCGTGCTTGGATTATAAAAAAGTTGACTATCTGTTTCTAAATCATGATTTCCTGCCTGAGACGAAACAAAAGGAACAAAGAAAGTACCAGACTCAGTATTATTTGCACTTACAACTACTTTAGTTGCTAAATCTGCAGTTCCTTCAAGATCTGCTACAAGTTTGGATTTAGTGTAACCTGTAGCAGTAATATCAATTACATTATTTGAAGGAGCACTTTGTGAATCTTCAAACAGTTTCCACTTTCCATCAGTGGCATCTCTAAATAGTCCTGCGTATAAGTCTTGGCTTCCAGAAGTATCATACTTTCCGAATAAACCAATATCAAGTAAATCTGCTGTATCATTACCTCTTGCTAGCTCTATAAGAGGATCCTGTACACTTAAACTTGTAGCGTCTACTGTAAAACTGCCGCCACTTACTGTTAAGTCTCCAGCAACACTAAGATTTCCCGAAACAGATGTAGTATCTGACGTAGCATTTCCAAGAGTAGTATTCCCATTTACTGTTAAATTTTTAGTAACTGTTAAGTTTTCTGAAGCAGTAACATCTGAACTAAATGTTTTTATACCACCAATAGTTTGATTGCCCGTTGTTCGTATGACGCTAGTATCAACATCGAGCTGTCCACTGGCGTAATCGAGACCGGCTCCCGCTACTATATAGGCATCTATACGTGCATTTGCTTCAGATTGGCTCGGGCCTGTGTAAGTAATTGTCCCATTACTATATCCTAAGGAACCATCTCCACCTGCATCATTTACTGTGATAGCGCCTTGAGCCCTAGCGTTTGTAAAGTACTGATTAGTTGAACCTTCGCTTAAATTGTCTGTATCAAAACTGTTAAGTGAAACTGCAAAATCGAGCGTACCATCTGAATCTTCGTAGGTTACAGCGATCCCGCTTTCTGTATTGCTGGAAACCATAGCCCCAACAATGTCCTGCACCCTTTCGGCGTTCAGAGTAACATCACCAGAAGAAACCGTAAAGTCTGTAGAGTCAAATTGTGCTATTCCTAGCGTCGAATCTGTTGCAACAGATTGGCTTGCAGGAGTTTCAAATGTAAAGTTAGTTCCATTTGAGGTTAAAACTTTGCCATTACTATGTCCCGACGTATCAACATCGGACAGATCATTTATACCTAAAGAGGTTCCAATTGTAAGTGTATCAGTGCCCGCAGTGGTTGTCAAAGATACGCCTGTACCAGCAGCAATTGTAAGAGTATCGGTAGCACCATCCGCTACTATATCCGATTGTCCGCTTACTGAAATAGTTTTGAATGCTTCAGTTACAGTACCGGTATTTGTAGTAAAACCGCTATCATTATTAAATACACTTAATCCAATTTCATTGGCGGCCTTTCTTCTATCAGCGCCTCCGTCAAGCACTATAAACTCATCTGTACCGACCATTGTGGCTGTCATATCAGTAAGTTCAGATAAGTCTACATCTAAATTAATTGTCCCTGAAGTTGTAACAGTGCCTCCACCGGATAAACCAGTGCCAGCAGTTACTTCAACACTTGTTACTGATCCTCCGACTTGAGAGTCTACATATGCTTTGACTGATTGTTGAGTTGGAACTAATGTAGCACTATTAGAGTCCATGCCGTCTTCATCAACAAATGCAGTAATAGTAATTGCACCATCACTTAAGGAACCATACTCTACTGTACCGCTTGCTGTAACATTGGCTGCTGTTATAGTATTTGTTACTGCGAGCGATCCAAGTGTTCCTACTGCAGTAATATTTGTTTGAGAAGCTGTGTTTAATGTTCCAGTTAGAGTAGTTCCAGAAAGAGTACTACCTGAAATAGTGCCCGCTACATGAATATCTTTCCACTTACTGCTCGTGCTACCAAGATCGTGCTGATTGTTTGCAGCCGGAATAATGCTTGATGATACAGTTGCTCCATCCAAATCTAAGTCAGTATCAATATCCAGCTTAGGTACATTTAAAGTATCATCAGTAGTATCAAATCGTAAAATAGCATCCGTTCGTAGTGTTGAAGCACCCGTTTGGCCATCGCTCATAAGAATAAAATGATTGGTATTATTCGTAGAGCCCGCAAGATTTACACCACTTGAAGTGTTTTGCGATATTGTTATTGTTCCACTGCTGCCACCATTATCATTATAAGTAACAAAACTATCTGTAAACATTGCCCCTACAATGTCTTCTATGGTTTCGTTTAGTATGCCAATAGTTTTATTTGAACCATCTTGTGTAAGATTTGTTCCAGCTATTGCACCCACAAAGTCAGACACGGATTCTTTCTTGGAGGCAGAACCATCCGCATCAATAAATACGATTGAATCATTTGGAACGGAAAGAACTTCACTTGCTAAACCATCAAGATTCAGAGAAAGCTTTCCAGATGATGCTGTAAGTGCACTGTTTGCTCCATTTACAAAATTTGTTGCAAAATCTGCAATACTCTCTTTTCTGCTACCATTATTTGTGGCATCAATGAATGCAATACTGTCTTGAGAAGAGTCTATATCTGCCGCAGTAAGCCCATTTAAATCTATAGGTAGAGTCAAATTACTTACAGTTACATTTGCAAAGTTAAGCGTGCTTCCAGAGGCGAAAGACGAATCGCCAGTAAAAGAGACAGCACCCGTGTGTGTGCCTGCTGTGTTACCAGTTACATCACCAGTTAGACTACCTGTAAATGTTGTGGCATGAACATTTGCAAATTTTAGTGAGGTTGAGCCTAAACTTCTACTGTTATTTACATTGGGCAAAAAGTCACTAGCAAGTCTGCTTGTAATAGTAAGAGTTCTTGTAGTGCCATCCCCAAGAGTTAAATTATGATTAAAAGTTGCAGGACTACTTACAGTAAAGGTGCCATTACTGGCTTGGTTAAAAGAGCCTGACGAGCCAATTTGAATTTTATCTAATTCTAGCTGATTTGAAGAAGCATTATACTTTAACTTATTGGTGTCTGATTTTTTTGTTCCACTGTCATCGAGAAGTATTGCTACAGCAGTGGAGCTAGTGCCTACAGTGCTCAGGCTTCCTAGACTTGTAGCCGTTGTTGCCGTGCCTGCTGTAGCGGCATTACCGCTAATATCAATATTATATGTTCCACCGCTTATATCTGTAGTGGTACCATCCGCCATTAAAAATGATGTTGCAGCGCCTCCCGATTTAACAAAAGAACCTGCTGTTAGTGCGCCCCCAACAGTAAGAGCTTCTGTTGAAGGAACATATTTAAGATTTGAGTCTACCTCTACTTCTTGTGCCGAGGATGTACCATCAACAAAGGTAATAAAATGATTATCAGAGCTTGAGTCTTGTACAGAAATATCAATCTGGCTTGCAACACTAGAAGAGCCACTAATATTACCAATAAAAGAAGTAGCTCGTAAAGCTCCAGTGCTTGGGTTATATGTAAACGCATTAATATCACCAGCTACACTTACATCCTTCCTTAAACCATGATAGTCTACAGAGCTAACTGTTTCTGCAGTAGCATCTCCAAATATAACGGGAAACTCAGAATTAGTTGTACCCGTTTCAGTTACAGCAGCCTTTGTAGACTTTGTTGCTATACCAGTAAGATTACCAGTTACATTACCAGTTACATTATCTACTGTTAAAGTATGGGTAGACGGATTAAAAGTTAAGTTATTTGAGTCACTTTCAACAGCATAAAAATTAGATGAATTATAGTTTGTGAAGGTGGAATTTTCGCCGGTGTTGGTTGCACTGGCGCTCTCAAATATAAGTTTACGATTCGTATCACTACTTTCGTCAGCAGTTGTTACCGAAATTCTTTCAGCTCTTCTACTTCTTCCTTCTAGAAACGGAACAGTTCCTTGCGGGTCCCCGGTTCTAACAGATAAAGCTACGGTGGTACCATCCTGGTTTGATATATTCCCATAAAAGACAGGGTTATTTAAAAAGTTGCCTCCCTGAGTAGTTCTCAAAACAACCGTGTTATCAGAGTGACGTAGTATTAATCCGCCCGTTGCCGCCGTTATTGATTGAGTGCCGGTTAGCCCCGCAGTATCTATAGCCCCAAACTCTGCATCCAGTGCAGTTCCGCTAAAAACAGAAGAAGAATCAGTAGCGTTTCTTAGTGCTACAAATTTATTTTTAGAGTCATCAAACCCAAAGAATCCAATTTGAGGAGAAATTCCACTATTATATTTAAACTTAATACCACGATCTAAGTTATCATCAGAGCTATCGTCTCCTATCTCAAAAACAGGATCCGCAACAGAAACAACAGTTGAATTAATAGTTGTAGTTGTGCCTCCTACTGTTAGGTTTCCATCAATTTGAATATCATTGCTGAAGGTCTTATTGCCGCCAATACTTTGAGCACCACTTGTTCTTACAACGGTATCATCAACTTGTATATCATTAGCATTTACAGTTATACCACCACCGCTAGCTGCTGCTAAGTTTACAGTAAGAGTTTGACCGCTTCCTACTGTTGTAAGACCTGTGCCGCCCGCGATAGTCAGAGACTGAGAGTTTAAATCAACACTTCTAGCAGTTCCATCATCTCCTACAAAATCTAAGTCCTGTGTAGTGATATTAGAGTCAACATAGGCTTTTACTGCTTTTGCGGAAGCAAGAGTATCATCGTTTGAGGATACAGAGTTTAGATCAGTATCTAGAACGCCTGACTTAAGATCGTCAACATCTAAATTACTTATTGTATTTAACTCGGCATCAATGGTAACAGAGCTGAGGGCTCCTCCATCCACCTTATCACCAGATATTTGATTATTCGCAAGAGTAAGCGTACCTGCAGAAACATCTAAAGTGTCAGAGCCTCCAAGAGTTAATCCTCCTGTTACGTCACCAGTTAAGTCGCCAGTAATTGAATTAGTTGCCTCTAATGTGGTAAACTTACCAGTACTGTGTGAATTAACCCCAATAGCTGTTGCATCAATATTACCACCATTAATGTCTGCTGTAGTAAGAATAGCGTCATTAAGAGTTATTTTTCCGGTGCTATTTGCTATAGACCCTGCCGCGGTTCCATCTCTTGCTTTTAAGTTAGAGACTTCTATATTTTCTGTATCTACAGTTGTTGACGCTAAAGTAGTAATAGTTATATTATCAATTGTACCAGCATTAATTTTATCGCCAGATATTTGATTATCCGCAAGAGTAAGCGTACCTAGAGAAACATCTAAAGTTTTACCAGAGCCTACAGTAATATCAGAGGTCGCAATGGTTGTGCCATCAATCGTACCCCCATTAATATCTACTGTATCAGCTACTAGGCTATCAATGTTTGCAGTGCCATCAATAAATAAGTTTCTCCACTCTTGCGTAGAGCTACCAAGATCGTATGTATCATCAGTATTTGGAATAATACTAGAATTTACATCTGCACCAAATACAACATTATCAGTAGCAGCATCACCCATAGTGATTGTGCCGCCATTAAAAGTTGTTGTTCCTGTAACAGTAAGATTACCACCAACTTCAACATTTCCAGAAGTTGAAATAGCATTTACTACAAACTTATCATCATCTTCACTATAATAGAAACGAGAGTCAGCTTTCAGGCTCTGACCTACTCCACTTAGAGCGCTCTCAATACCTACAAAAAATAAATTATCACCGCTAGGTTTATTTCCGTCATCATGCTGAGTAATATCAACCGTTGCAGATGAAGTTGCTTGACCCGCAATAACTTCAGTATCTAAAGAACCTTTAAATACGCCCTCAAATCTTCCTGTAAACTGACCATCCAGATTACTTGCAAAAATAGTACCTTTTCCAGGATTATACTGGAGTCCGTTTTCTACAAATATCTTTGAGGTTCCTGAAGTGCTGTCTACAAAAGTTATAAAATGAGTAGTATCTAAACAAACAGTGCCTGTTCCTGAGCCTGCGCCTGTTGCAGTGAATAACGTTTCAAGAACAGTTCCAGTACCATAGCTAGCATTTCCAGTGCCCCTAGATCTAAATCTGTCTCCCACAGCAGGAGGAGCACTTTGACTTCCTGCTCCTAAAATAATCCAGTTAGTAATCTCTACAACAGTACCGTCTCCGCTGCCTGCTCCCGTTGCAGTAAAACCAACACCAACTGTATTTGCACTTGCTCCTATAGTGGTAAAGTCTGTATTACCTAGAGTTACAATTTTATAAACTTTATTCGCAGCAGTAGTAGTTGCAGCCGCAGGAGTACCGAGACTTGTGATAATATACTCACGAGTCTCTACTAATTGAGGATTAGATGTAGAAGATATATTTACACTTTGAGCACCTAAAGATACAAAATTAGTATTACCAAGAGTTTTAATACCGTAAGCAGTACCATTTGTAATAGCAGTGGCAGCAAGCGTTGCGCTTTCTACGCCTAGCTCTGCCGTAGGAATACTTGAAACAGCACTAACACTCGTTAGTCTGCCCTGAGCATCAACAGTGATTTGCGGTATTGAACTAGAACTACCATAGACTCCAGCAGATACAGCTGTATTATCTAAGTCTATCTTTATATTATTATTTGATACGGTAGTGCTTAGACCGGTGCCTCCTTCAAAATTTAGAGTATCTACACCAAGAGTAACAGTATCATTTGAACCAGAATCAGCGGAGAGAGTAAAATCAACACCACTTAAACCTTTAATATTATGGTTCCATCGAACACCATCAAAAGTCCAAGAGACATCTCCTGAAGTTATTACGTCTCCACTTTGAGGGCTTGTAGGAAAACTTATTGCCATTTAAAACTCCTATATTTGAACCCAAAATGCCGACGAACCGTCAGAGTAATATATAAAAGTTTTAAAATCATCAGAGTCTCTCCACATATCTCCTACCTGTGCATTTGATGGGGGATTTGGACTTTGAGTTAAAAATACTTTTCCTCGATTGATGTGTTCAATAGACTCTGTGCCGCCAACATTCTTTTTCATGTATATAGCGCCATCCGCAGTATTCATAGCAAGTTCGCCCAGAGCTAAATCCGAGGTAGTGGGAACGTTTCCTGCCGTAGCAGAACGTTTTAATTTGATAGTTTGTGCCATTTGGCTCTCCTAAATCTGCGTATATACGCGGGAGAAAAAGAGTTCTAGTATGTGCCGCCGTCTAACGTATTAGACCATTGAGCTGCTCCGCTGCCGTTCATAGCTAGAATGTAATCATGATTAGTTGTACTTGCATCTCCGGATGGCTTTACAAGTCGAGTATAGCCTGCATCAGAGGCTGCTCCAATAAGTAAATCACCTATTGCTGTTGTTGAAATTCCCTTAATTCGTAAAGCATCTGCTGATACCTCTAATGTAATATCATCATCGTTTACATTTAACGTGTTACCGCTTTTTGAGAGCGCGTCACCAGCAACAATTTGACCGGCACCTGAAAACTGAGTAAATACTAAATTAGTTGTACCAAGAGTTGCCTCTCCTGTTACATTTGTAAGAACAAAGCCGTTATCTCCATCTGAGCCTTCTTCTACAAATACAAATAATCCCCCAGTTACTTCAGCATTCACATTTGCGTCGGAAGACCTTGTAAGAACAGCACTTACTGCAGGATCTGCTGAGCCCACAGTTGTTACTTCATAGATGCCGTTTTCAACTTGACTTGTTTGATTCTGCACAAGCACTCTATCACCTTGTGATAAAGCAATGCCATCAATAGTGAGTGCGCCCGTAGCTGTTGCAGTAAGAGTTCCCGCAGAATTATTATAGGAGGCGGTAAAGTTAGCTTGAGTCGCAACGCGAACGGAGTCTTTTATATCTAATGCTTGTTTTACAGCATCTACGTATGCTTTAGTAGCTGCATCTTGCGCCTGAGTAGGGTCTACAACATTAGTAATTCGGCTGGAGTTTACATCTACAACACCGGTACCGTTTGGATTTAAAGAAATATTTCCATTAGTATCAGTAGAGGAAATTACATTTCCATCAATATTTATATTATCAACACTTAAGTTTTGAACTGTGCCAAGGCTTACAAAGCCTCCAGAGACACTGAAATCCGCGCTGTTAAATGAAGCAATCCCCAGAGAAGCTGCTCCAGCATTTGCTCCCTGGGTGGCCGCAGTTGCACTAACAGTGAGAAGTACATCATTTCCACTAGTAGTAACTGCTGTATTAATCGGATTAGTTCCAAGAATTTTAAGCTCACCATTGAGCTGTGCAAGATCTTGTTGCGCTGAATTATCATCCGATATTGTAAGCACTGTTGATACTGCCTGAAACGTAAGTGTTCCAGCAGCATCAGAAACTAAAGCATGTCCTGTAGTTGTAGCGTCGGCTGTAGGAAAAGTATAGCCCGCAGCTCCATTAAGACCGAGATGCAGTTGTTTATTTAATTTAATTTGCTCAGAGGAATTAGTAGTAACTAAAGTAACATAGTTATTAGCACCTTCGCTGATCGTAAGGCCTGTTGCTGAGTTATCAGCAATAGAAAATTCTGTTGCTTGAGTAGAAAAATCAACAGTTCCTGCTTCGATATCAAGATTTGCGGCAGGATTTAATATAAGATTACCTGTAGAGGTATCAATCTTATTTGTAGTATCATTGATGCGTATGTTGCCCGTAAGCAGCTTATCAATTTTACTGTTTGAATCAACTAAAATTGCGCTGGATGCGGTAAGAGCTCCCAGCGTGTGATCCATTAAATCTGTAAAGTACTTACCGCCAATTACGTCAATAGTAGAAGTATTACCATTTCCATCTTCGGTGCCGGGTCTTCCTATAAATAATTTTTCTTCAGTTGAATGCGAATTATACGCAAGCTCCCCCGAAGCCATTGTACTAGGAGTTCCCGAACTTCCAGACCTTCTTTTAATTTGAATTGTTTGAGCCATTTAGGAACTCCGGTTGGCCTTAAAAGGCTCCTGCATCTAGCGTATCAGAATCTGGTGAGATGTTGCCTACTATTATAGGTACGAACTCAAAGAACCCTGTGCTAGTTTCGCGATATACTTTTAGTTGATTATTTGCAGTATCATACCACAAATTTCCCTCACTAAGGGAAGCGCCACCAAGACCCGCAACAGGAGTAGCAGCCTGTCTATACATTGCTAAATCTGCTAGTTGTCTGACGGCCTCTAGCATAGAGGGGCCTGCAATTTGGCCGTATTGTGCGAAACCAATCTGAGCTGCAGCTACTTGTGCTGGTAGAGCAAAATTATTTACGGAAAGCTCGGTTTCATCACCAGAAAGACTTACAGTAATTGCATCGGCATCTGCGCCACCTACTGTAAGAGTAGTAATTTCTTCAGTTATTATGGCCTGAGTGCCTAGTTCTGCCACTAGCTTGCTACACCTACTGTTATACCCGCAGAGATATTAACAGTGCCTTCGATAAGTCTTTTTACAATACTATTATCGGAAGTATGAATTTCTAAGTCGTAGAAATATTGACCAGGGGAAAGACTGGCGGTAGTACTTGCAGCCATTTCCATTTTTACTTTTCCATCTGTAGGAACAGGAATAGTACAGTCAAAGGTGGCAGCATTAGTAGTTGCACTTTTGGAGCTTTTTACGGACGCACGAGCTGCATACCCGGCAAGGTTCTTTACAAGACCAGACTCTTTTACCTCTACGTCTATAGCAAAGTTTGAGCCTTGGTCAATTACGATATCATAATTTGCTGCACTCATTTCAATTTCTCCATGATGAAATTATAACAAAAGGGACGTGGGGAGTCAAGAATTATTTTTTATATGGTTATGTGGGCGGAGTTGGCCAGTCTTCCTCATTAAGAAGAGGCCAGTTTGTATGTGCTGGCAAGTCTCTTAACGCCTGTCTGTAACTTCGCCACTCAGCCTTTTTGCTATCTGTAAGTGGAGCATCCGATGCTTGAGTCCAGTCTGTAGCCGTTAGTTCAAAATTTCTATCCATTCTATTTCTGGAATTAGCTTCTGCACTTGCTGCTGCATCTATTTCATCTTGGGGCTTACTTACTAAAGCCCCATTTTTCACCATTTGAGTGCTTATATCGGACACGGAACCTTCAAGTACACTTTCTCCTTCCCCACACTTACTAGGTACTAAATGGTCATTATCACTAGTACAGTGTCCTACTCTTACAATTTCTCCTGTAGCTTCTTTATATATAATATAATTCATCGTTTTGTCTCTATTACCATTACATCTCTTTTATCATAGGTTCCACTTGTTGTACCGCCAGTATTTTTTGCATAAACATTTATTTTATTCGCTCCTGTTGTAGTAGAAGTAAATTGATGAAATAACGTTATAGGCGCCCTGCTGTTACCACTTGTACCTGAATAGACAGTGTTTACAGTTTTAAGAGTTACTAAATTACCCCCGTCCGGTGGATTGGCAGAAGAGTTACTGTTACCCAAATTTGTTGGAATACTTGTGCACTGTTGTGTAATTCTTACAATAAAGCCCGAGCTCTTGCTCGAAAGTCCTCTAGTATAGTCAAAGCTAAGCCATAAATGAACAACTCCACCAGCAGAATTAATATCTACACTTCCAATCAGTTGATATTTAGCGTACTGAGCACTTGCAGTCGCAAGATTTAGAGAGCTGTCTGTTGAAGTTATTGCATTTGACCCAATGTTATCTGTAACAACTCCTCCACTTTTAATAACAAGTCGACCGTTTGAGTCTGTCTCAAAAGTAGTTGTACCTAGATTTATTCTCGCAGCATTAAGAGTTCCTGTATTAATATTTGATGCACTTAAATTTATTATATTTACATTTGCCGCATTAAGGGTTCCTGTAGTAATTTTACTACCACTAATAGAAGTTACATTATTAGATATTGCACTTTGTACATCCCCTGCTGCAAAAGTTGTAAACCCGCTAGGGTTGCTGGCAGCATATGCTGCAATATCTGATCTAAAAGAAGCAGCATTTGTTATCTTACCTTCTATAAAAGACTGAGTTACATCCGCCGATGAAAGCTTAGAATTTGCAGTTGACTGAGCAGCAGCAGCATTACTATTTGCAGTATTTGCAGTTGCCAGAGCGGTATTTGCGGTTGACTGAGCTGTAGCAGCATTACTATTAGCAGTATTTGCAGTTGACTGAGCTGTATTTGCAGATGACTGCGCCGCATTTGCTGCTGTATCATCTGTAGGAGTATATCCGAGAGCATTATTAATTTGAGTACTTGTGATTGTAATATCACCATTAATACTTAGAGTACTACCATTCCATCTTATATGACTAGCATTTGTTCCAATATCTAGTTTTGCGGTGCCATTATCATTACCTATAAAAACTCCTGCAGTATTTTGACCAAAAGCAGTTTTACCCTGCCTAATTGCCATTCCGCTTGAGTTTCCTAAATTTATAACTCCCGTAGTAATATTTCCGCCATTTATAAGAGTTGTACCACTTGCACCAAAACTCATTTGGTTTGTGCCGTCTCCAAAAGTATTACCATCCGAAAAACTTACAAGACCCGTGAATCCAATAGCTTGAGTTACAGTTCCAAAAGAAATAGTCTGACTACCACCAAAAGTAGACTCTACTACAGTAAATCCTGCATACCAATATTTATTTTGATTACTACCTGCAAATGTGGGAGCGTTTTTGCCCCAGTTAGATGTAAGAGAGCTGAAAGCTCCCGAACTAAAGTTAAAACTCGAAGCCGTAGGAGCGCTTGGAGCGTTTGTAGCCGCCACCTGATAGTAGATTATTCCGGTTGCAGTTCTGGGCCCTGTAGCCCCAGAGCTGCCAGGGGGTCCAGTTAAGCCTCTACTACTTTTTGTAAAAGTTTGTATCCTATCATAAGTAACAGTTCTTCCAAGACTATCCCTAACAGCTATAGAGTATGTAATAGATCCTACATCTGCAGACATAGCAGTAATATTACCCAAAGCATAACTATTTGAAGTAATGGAGGGGGAAGAGTCCGGTGTTACACCAACAGAAGCAACATGAGTTATCCTAAAACTATTATTGACATCGTGGGCACCAGAATTATCATATGCGAGTTGAGTTGTTCCTATAAAAACAGTTATTGCAGTGCCCGTATTAGCAAATGAAGTTACATTACCATTTTGATCAGCAGTTACTGTAACATTATCATTTGTTAAATTAATATTTGATGCATCAATTGCTCCATCCGATATGCCAACAACTCCTGCCGTAGCTGAAGTCGGATGATAAGCTGACAATATTTCTTTGGGAACAATTCCGTCTACTGTCCTTGCTGGCTGTAATACCTGATACCTTATCCAGTAGTAAAAAGTTTGCTGCCCTTCCCCTGTAATTGTATCAGTAAAAGCAGACCCTTTTGATATCCCTATTAATTTAGTTGTACTTGCATCCCTGTTATTACTAACTCCTCTATATATTTGAACAGTGAATATAGCTGGATTAAACTGAGCTGTATTAGACCAAGTTAAATCAATCCCGCCTCTAGAGTTTTGGCTTGCTGAGAGAGCTGTGGGAGCCGCTGGAGTCGGAAAATTAGCAAAAGTTGGATCCTCTTGAAGTATAGAAATAGGTAAGTCTGCCCTAATTAAATAGCTGTCATCATCGTGCTCTTCTGCTGTAATTTTAATTAAGCAGTTCTCTTCTATACTAAGATTCGATATTCTAAACATTTTACTAGAAAAATTAAATCTAGGATAAGTTAGACGTATTAGGTCTCCTGAATGCAAAAGGACTCCACGAGGACCCATTGTAAAATTAATCTTTAAAGATTTACGAGACTGATCCAAATACTGCTTAGCATTAATTCGAGCATTTTGATAGTTAGTTACTCCAGGCGCACGAACGTCTCCCTTTCTAGGGATTCGTTTATCTTCCTTTAAATATTCTGAATTTAAAAGCGTTATAGAGCGCGATTCAAATTTATTTTGAGGATCAACCAAACTAAGAGTAACTGAATTATTTGTTCCCTTTGTACCTGGGTCACTAACATTAATTGACCCTATTATATCATCTTCATTAATGTCTTCTATAACATAACTATTGCTGCCGGTGCTTACAGTATTAAAACTATTAGAATCAGATCCTGCTTTCAAACCCAGAGCATACTTTCCATTAGAATAGCGTAGTATGCCGTTAAAGTGCCCTAGCATTCCATTAATATTATCAAAAATGGACGTAGCAGTATTTATTACATGGTTTGTTTGATGACGAGTTACCCACCTTTGGTGTTGCTCTTCCCACCCACAGTATCTCCAATATTTGACATCATCAGAGTCATATAAACTATATCCATTAGAAATAGATATAATGTTTCCAGAAGAATCTACATTAATATCTTTTACTACAGGATTTCCTTCAAAAGTTATTCTGCCTTTATCTGTATCTACTCCAATACGGTTTGGTCCAGAGCCACCCGCTATTCCAAAAGTAGTTTTATTGAGACGCAGTATAAAGTTTGAAGAAACTGAAGAAGGCGCAGGAGAGGGAGCAGATAAAGGATTTGCTTCTTCGGTTGAATCGCTTGCCACAATTCCTAGATTTCCATTTGCATCATAGTAAAGCTGCCCCTCTCGATAGCCTTTCCAGTTATGATATCGGTGAGTCAATTTACCTATACAATCTTCAAAAACTACCTTAAAGTATCGAGTAGTATTTCCCCCTATATTAATAGGAGTAACACTTTTTACTCTTCCATACCATTTATCTTTTGCGCGAGGAACATTGATGCCACTAAAACTGCTTCCTCCGTCACTACTAGTTTCTCCGGGGCATGTATATACAGTGCCGATCATATCTTGAAAATCGGCTTGAGTTGCACTCGAGTTATGGTTTGTGTCCATTAGTATGGTCACATCTGACCGAGTATCACAAAGTCTTGCAGTCTCAAAGAAGCTTTCAGCATCAATATCTGTATCAATATCTAAGCCTCTTCCATACCTTTCATTTGTAAGGTAGTCTAAAAGTTGCATTGCAGGATTATTTGTAACCCTTAAATCGTGCCCTCCATCAGAAAATATTTTAAAAGATTGCCCAGAAAGAGGAATCACATCCCAGTCTTGATCCACCAAAGCTACTTTTGTAGTACTATCAAAAGCAGTGATTTCTCTTGTCATCTTTCGTATAGAGCCATCAGTATAAGAGTTATATGTTAACTCTATTGTACTTCCTACGACACTACTTGTAGCTCCTGAATGTAATGCAATCGCATTCTTTATAATAATATCCTGGCCCACTAAAGAGCTTGCCCCGCTGGCTGTTTGGCCAACGTTATTAATTGTATTTCCACTTGAATAAGTATATGAGGTAAAGGTATGCAATAACTTTTCGTCATTATTTAAGTGACTAGGAGCTATTGCAAATCTCGCACCTAGCGAAAGAGCCGCATCAACTTTATTACTACTAGTTCCTGCTTTAGTTATATTTGTACCATTATTACCACTATTTGCAGAGGCAGCAGTTATTTCTTCGGTTAAAAGAGTCGATACTGTATTAGTTGTTAGTTCGTCGTCAAACGTTCTTAAATAATATTTAGTATTATTTTGGCCTGCTTTCATTACATAAAAAGAAGTTACATTTCCAAGATTTAATTTATCGACAAATCTCATAACTTCTACAGACCCTCCGTCTATATCTGTTATGGTGTATTTGTCTGCCAATCGTGCAGTATCTAGTAATGAGTTGTCCGCAGTGCTTCTAACCTCTAATTCTGCATTTTCGGTCCCCTGAGGAACAAGAGAATTACTGGAAATATAATCTGGGTGCTGTCTGTATGTAAAATCATAGTTAAAACAGTTTACAGCTTTTCCTCGTACAACAAAGTCAAGAGAAGGAATAGTTACTTCTCCTTCACTTATATTAAATTCTCCTGCAACATATGCAGTATCTAATAAGCGATGTCCTGCACCCCAATACTCAGTAGGCTTTCCAGAATGATAGTCATTGCCCAGTTTCATATTATTAGAGTTAAAAAGAAGCAAACTATCCGCGTCTTGAAAAGCTTTTCCGGAATGAAAAATTAATTTTAAGTCAATAGGCGTTTCAAAATGCATTCCTTTTTTATCGAACAGAGTAAAAATAGGAGTACCGCCACTGTTAGTACCAGAAAGAGTGCCACTTATTGATCCTATACCCGTAAAATTTGTTGCACCCGCTGTGGAATAAGTTTGACCAAAAGTAGTTTTAAGAGGGAAGGCACTGACTTCAGTATGAACGTTAAGTTCTCCCGTATTTGAAGAAAAACTTTGTTGACCAAAAGAGTTAGTATGAGACCCAAAAACAGTAGGAGTTGCCGAAGTATCTAAAACATCATAGCCTCGAATTACAGAACCGGCATCCATTCTTCCTACACAAGGAACATCAATTGAACCAGGAATTAGACCGTCTTGTACTCCGTCAGCCAAATCGCCTCTGCCTGTCGCATCAGGACTATTTATACAAATAGTAGTAGTATCGTCTTGGTATATATCAAGAATTGCACTTATTGGACCTTCACACAAAGCGTATGCAATAAAAACTTTAGAAGAAGAGCTTGCAGCTGTATCAACAAAAACAGGAATACTGTCTATTTTGTTTACGCCGTATACTACAGGAAGAGTTTTTGCATTTAAATTAAAAGATAAATCTGTCTCTGTTTCAACATCTTTGTAGTATTCTACAGTAGAGTAGCTTTTATTTAAACCAAAAAACCAACCACCACTCTCTTTAATTTTATACGCTTTTTCTCTTCTATTGTACTTAGCTACAAGATTTACTGATTGCTCTGAGTGCTGAAAGCCAAAATCTCCTGCATACTCAGGCCGTATAAGGGCATTAACATCTGGCTGACCATCGTTGCCTAGAGCTCTATGGGCTGAATCTGATGTTATTCTGCCGTTTACTCTAGAAAAATCTCCCCAGTGACTCGAAAGAGACCAGGAAACGGTAGATTCTTTATTTGGATCTTCGGATACTTTTCCTGACTGAACTATACCTTTAAATAATAAGTAAGGGGCACCAATAATTGCACCTGTTTCTGAATCTAAGTGCGCCTTATAAATAAAAACGTCTCTATTTATATATTTGGCATACCTATTTGCAGTTGCAGGAGTAATTACCCCTTCTACTTCTGGGGATGCAAAATTTAAACTATAAACTATTCCTGAGGAAGCTATAGGCGTGCTTCCCTCAGTAGTTAGTGCTGTAATACGAGTTACGTCTCCGTTAACAACTTTATCTAAAGCTGTTACGGCAGCAGTAAGGTTAGAGTTAGAAAAACTATTTATTCGTACTCTAGCTGTATTATTACCCCCAGAAGTAGTTAAAAGCTGAATAGTATCGCCTTCCCTAAAACCTGCCTCTACTAAATCAGTGTCAGAAGTTATAGAGCTACCTGAAATAATTAAACGAGCAGACGAAATAGCAGTACTTAATGCTGTTGAGGAAATATTTAAAGAAACACCCGTTACTCTGGCCTGTGTAGTTTCTGATACAGCACCAACTTTTTTCACTTTATTTGCTATATATGTCTGAGTGCCGTTTGCAGAATTCAAAGCATCAGTACTGCCATCATCAAATAATATATCGTGAGAGCCATCAGTTAGATACAAATAATCTTTTGCCTCTTTTCTAGAAAAAGAAGAAAAAGTCTTAGGTCTTTCAAACTTAACTAGATGTGCATAAACAAAGCTATCTCCATCTAATAAAGAGTTTCTTAAAGTTGTGTTTAATGAACGAGCCACTACTGTACCTCTCTTAAGTCTAAGCTATATGAATATAGATTATTTGTATTCAAGGCATATTCCTGAATATCTCTTGTAGAAATTACTTTAATTAAAGGATTATGAAAAACTAACTTTGCTCCGGCATTCATTACTTTAGAGGCTCCTGGAGTAAAATGAATTCTTAATTGAGTGTTTCCTGATGGTTGTACTGCAGTGTTTAAATAGTTACTGCTTGTTTCTACCCGGGTAACCATATATGCTTTTAAATGATTTGAGTTAGCCGAATCTTCAACAGTGAATAAATCTCCAGGTGTGGGAGTTCCATTGGTATTAAAGTTATACCCCGTTTTTTCAAATAAACCAGAGGTTGCCCCTGCAGAAACAGTTGTATTACTAGGAACCTCTAATTTATTTGAAGATGTTGTAGAATAAGTAGCAAAATTAGTGTCTCTTGGGGTTCTATATTGAGGAAGAGAAACGAAAAAAGGATTTATGCTCCCTCTTCTATGAAGCAAAAAGGTATAAATTCTATCAAACTCTATTTGTGTAAGAGGGTTATATCCTATTTTTATCTTCCAAGCATGGGAAGCAATTGCCCTTGCAAGAAGTCTTCCTCCATTTGTAAAGTCTTTCATTGTCGGCTGTTCAGACGTTAGCGATACCGTAGAAAAGCCCGGACCTGAGCTACCCTGAACTTGCCCCGCTTCACCAATACTATTGTTTGGATCTGGTAAAATATTTTGAAAATTTGAAAAAGACATTAGTATCTGCCGACTCCTCCTGCCTGAGGAGTGTACACAGTAGTGTCTATATCCTCAAGAAAAGTTTGACCGTAAGAGTTTGAGGCTTCACGAATCATTCCAATTAAGTTTCCTCTCTGCTCAAGAAGTAACTCTTCTATACCTGTTGCATCAACTGCACTAATATTAAAAGTAACATTTGTAGGTCTACCAGTAGTTATATCATCATTTGGAACTATATTGCCAGGAGTTTGGGGTACAAATAGCTCTGGTCCTTGTTCTCCCACCATAAAGGCTGCGTTTCCTCCTTCTGCACGATTCTTATATCCACTAAAGGCTGGTCTAAAGTTTTCTGGGCCCGTACCCATTCCACTTTCTCCACGCATATATGCTATTTCTCCTCTTGAAGACTGCGATTTTGCAATATCAACTGTATTCGCTCGACTTCCTGCTGTAATTGAAGTCGGCGATGCAACAGAAGTTGAAGCCGAGCCTCCTCCACCTTGGAAAGATTGTCCAGAAATAACAGCAAGCTGTGCGGCACCCATAGCACCAATAATTCCTGCCATAGTAAAAGCTAGCGGCGCAGATATAAACGGATCTCTAATTCCTGCAAGAACTCCTGCGATACCTGCCGCAGTATTAGCTATTGTTTGAGCCATAAGCATTTTCTTGTTCATTTCAAATGCTTTTCTTTGCGTCTGCTCTTTCTTCTTCTCCATTTCAGCAATTTTTTGTAAACTTGCTTGAGACTTTCCATCTCGTCTTTTCTCTGCCGCAATTTGCTCATCAATAGTTGCAATATTTTTCTGATAGCCTGCTTGAAGAATAGAATTTACTTGTCCTATTGTTTGGCCAACAGCGCCTGCAACAGCTCCGAACTTGCCCATTGAATCTTTATTTTTCTCCAGCTGCTCTCCCATAGCCATAAACGAATCAGAAATAGCAAAGACTCCCTGAGCTACAGTAGATACAAACTCTCCTTCTGGGCCTAGTTGTGACAGAGTTTCCATATACCCCGATACAGATGTTTTAAACATTTCTAATCTTTCTTCAGGGTTCATACTCTCTAGCAAATCTTGTATGTTATTTATGCCAGTATCGCCCGCAGAGGTTGCTAGCGTATCTTTTATTTTTTGGAAATCTTGAAATAAATTACCAGTTGCTCCCATTGCAGCTTTTGCTGCATCAATAAGCGCACGCTTTCTTTCGTCCCCCTCTAAAGCAATTAAATCAAGACTAAGATTTGCTTGCAGTTGTGCATTTTCTATTTGACGGTCTCGGAGAGCATCTAGGCTACGTAAACTTTGACTAATAGTTTTTTCAGCCTGATCATCTAACGCACCGGCAGCTTTTAGTTGTAATTTTACTAATTTGAACTTTAATTTTGCTAAATCTGTGTCAGCTTGTATAGCTTGAAGCCTTAGCTCAAACTCCTGGCCCGCTACTTCTTCTCTTTGTTTCCTATACTTTTGAAAAATAGCTAGTTCGTCTGCGGCTGAAAGCTCAGAGCTGAATCCCCTAGAGGGATCTAAAATATTACGCATCTTTGCCTGAGTTCGTGCAGATTTAATTCTTAAGTCTAAAGACTTGCTTATCTCCTGCTGAACACTTTTTTGAAGATCCAATTGCTCTTTTAGTTGTTCTACCTGAAGCGTTTGTACCCTAACAGTATCCATAGCGGCTGTATTAAACTTTATCTCTCCGTCTAACTGAGCTTGACGCAGTTTTTGCTTCTCTAATAGTATTTCTCCTTGTTCAGAAAGAACACCGTTTTGAGTATGTGCTGCTATTATTGCAGTTCTTTGAGCTTGTATCTCCTTCTCTCGTAGCCTAAATCCTTCATTTCTTAATCGAAAGCTTTCCTGTAAAGCAGCAACTCCTTCGTTTGCTACAACTGTAATATCTTTTTGTGCCTGCTTATTCTGTGCAAGCTGGTTTGGAAACTTCTGTAAAATTTCTATCGCTTCATCTAATCCAGTTACATAGTCATCTATCAGCTTTCTACTTCTGCCCCCAAAAGCTTTGTCTAAAGCTTCTCCAGCATCTTCAAAGCCCATTGCTTCTAATTTTTTAGCTACTTCTGGTGTTATTTCCGTAAGATTACCGAACTCAGCCTGAACAGCTTTCGCAGATTCTAAAATTCTATCGTAAGGAGTGGCTGCTTTTGTGCTAAACTTTGTTTGTTCATCTATTAACTTTTGCACACTGCCAGTTAATCCATTTAAAAATGCTGTACCTTTTTGAGAGTCTGTCTGTATATCTTCCAATAAGTCTAGTAGCTGATTCTTTGTTAAATCATTTCCTAACTTTAAAAACTCTTCTAATTGAGCAATTTGAGGTGACATAAACTCTGCTACTTTAGGAGCCGATTTTAAATCATTTACTGAGGATTTTATGGCTTCAATAGCTTCAGGCCCAATTTTGCTTAAACTAGCAAAAGTAGCGTTATTACTAGCATTTAATTCGTTTATAGCACGTGTATTTCTTTCAATATTAGATAGTAAGTCGCGTTGGTCATCTATTTGTCCCCTGAGGTTTTTAGAAATACCTTTTAATCTTTTTAGTCTTTCTTCGTCCTGAGTAACTTGGGCACGAAGAGACTGGAGTTGGTCATTGTTTGCTTCAATTCTGTCAGCAGCATTCTTCTTTTCTAAGTCAATAGTAGCTTGTATTGCATTAGCAACCTCCAACTGTAACCCTAGTGCAGCTCTTTGTCCCTGAAGTTGTCTAGCAGTACCTTGTAAAGATGATTCTACAAAAGCTTTTTCTACATCTATTGCTCTTTCCGTGCCTTTTCTTATTTCTTCAAATTTTTCTTTTGTTTCGTCAACAGGGAAAAATCTTTTTTGGAAAAAATCATAAATTAAAGGGCCAAAAGAAAGCAATAATCCAAGGGGGCCAAGTAAAGCAAAGAAAGCTTGTCCTAAAGCACGAATGCTTAGCATTGCAGCAAAGCCCGCTGTTCTTATTCCAGCTAGAGTAATTGAGAATAGACCATTTTTAACGCCCGCAACAGTCTGTGCAGCGCTATATTGGGATATGCTCGCTACAAGTGTCTTAAAACCAGTGATTAGGTTTCCTTGTGCTAAATTTTCAAGTGCAAGTGTTGATGTAAGTTTAGCAGAAGAAACTTGATGAAGACGTACAGCAGTAATTAGTCTAGTTCGTTCTGTTTTAGCAGCAGCTAGTGCAATCCTTTTTTCTTTTAACTTGGTTGACTCTACATCGTGTTGTGCCTTCATCTTTGTTATGCCTGCATCATGCAGCGAAATAGTTCTGTTCAAGCTAGTAAGGCCTTCTTTATAGTCTCCTATTCCTTTCTTTCCTGACTTTAATCCTGCTAAAAACTGATTATATTTAGTTGTTGACTTACCTACAACATTCAGGCCTTGTAGTTGTTGCTTTGAGTTTTCCGCAGTTTGAGAGGCAACATCGGCCATGCCCTGTGCTTGTTCTGCAAGAGCTGGAAGCATTGTTCTTGATATGGTTGAAGAAAATAGAATCAAAGCACCAGTAAGAGCTGCTTGATTATTCGCAAGTAAGTCAACAACAGGACGCAAAAAGCCGTTTACAAGCCCTACACCTGCTTTGACCAAATTATTAAAAGAAGCAGCTAGTTGAGAGTATGGATTTGTATCAACCGATTCATTTAACTGCCCAAACTGTTTTGTACCAGCTTCTATTGTTGCATTTAGAAAGGCTTGTCGTCTTTCAAATTGAGATAAACTATCTGCAGATTTTCCGAGAGATACTGCATATTCTTCTACAGCATCATCTAAGCGAACCATAATACCCAATTCATCTAGTATTTCTGGCTCTAGCTTTGCTGCACCTCTTACGAGTCGATCAAAAGCATCGCTTAAATCTCTTCCTAAAGCTTTTGATGCTCCTGCTGCTACTCTTGTAAGTTCTTCTATTTGATCTGTTGAAAAGCCTGAAGCTGTTGCAAGAGCGGTACCTCTTAAGGCAACTTCTGTGCTAAGAGCCTGATCTGATACTTCTTTTAGCTTTGCGACAACTATGTCTAGGTTTCTACCTGCAGAATCTCCAAAGAAAGCGACACTCTGCTCTAGCTGAGTAAACTCTGCCGCTCTTTGTAAAGCTCCAAATGCTGCAGTTGCAGCAAATACGTTAGCAGCTAAAGTTGCATATGCACCAACAAGACCAGAACTGCCAGTCATGCTTTGGTTCATCTTAGAAAAAGCTTTAGTACTGTTTGCAGTAGCTCCTGCTACTCCTTTCTCTCCTTTATGGTACTTATTTCTTTTTTTAGCTGTTTTTTCTGTGGACGCACCAAGTTGATCAGTAGCTTTTGCCGCTGCTTTTGACTTTTTTGCAACAATGTCAAGAGTTCCGTCATCGGAAATCTTAACTGTTAATTTAACTTCGTTTGCCACTAGATTGTCTCTTTAGCTTTTCATACTCCTTCTTCATTTGTTCTGAAGATTTTTTAATAGCTCTGGCGTCCAACCAGTTCAGTAGTTCAAGAAAATACTCTTTATCGTCTATATTGTAAATTTCTAAAATATAAGGTAATTTTGAATAATCTTTGCCTGTATATCCAATTTCGGGGTATACTCTATCGCCTAATAGATTAAAAGCAGAAATCGCATAATTTACTATCTCAGGAAAATCTTCTAAGTCTGGAGGAATTTCACTTTCTACAGGTTCTTGTCCTAACTGTTCTTTCATCGCAAAATATTTATCGCGAGTCATTCCTGTATCAAAGTTAAGAAACATCCTCTCTAGGCGCTTTAATACTTCTTCCTTTTGGCTTGCTACGAAAGTTATCTAAGTCAAAGACTACCTCGTTGAGCCATGTATCAAATTCACTAGAGTTAGCGACAAGCAACTCTGCATTTTCTAACGTATAATCTACTTCAGCTTTAGGATCTTGCCCTGATATATCAATCAGAATCAAAGTTTCTAAGCTTTCAAGAGTTAATCCCTTCCAACCTTTAATGCTTGATTTAGAAAACTCTTCAACAAACTTGTCTTCGTCCAACTGTTCAATAGGTTGACGAGTTTTTCTATCAAATTTTTGTGTAGTGCATCTTTTTCTCAGTAAAGAAAGTTCTTTTCGAGATAGATTTACAACTTCTACACTGAATCCTGGTAATCCAGGAAAATCGACCCAAGTTGATTTACTATCAACCATTAACTTTTTAAGTTCCATCAATGACCTCCTCAGTCAGTTTCATATTTAAGTATAGTAGCTAAATCACTTGGATTTGCTACAAGTCTCCAGTCATAACTTTGTTGATACAATGTTCCTACTGCTACTCTATTTGTAAATGAGCAGGTAGCAGGTCCAAAAGAAAAACCTCTAAAAGCTCCGCCTGACAATCCATTTCCTGCCTTTATAGTCATAGAGGCGGAAGTATCCCACGTATTAACAGTAGAGTTATTTGTATCAGATAAATATTGAGAAATAGACCCAGAAAGAATCTTTTTAGAGACAGTAAAACTCGAAGGATACATCGAGTTTGCAGCAGAGGTAGCGGCTAAAGCGCCTTGTATAGTTTTATAACCTGTCCAGCTTACTTCATTTTGTAATTCTAAAGAAATAGACGTTACACTATCAAGTGAGTTACCATCAATATCTATAGAAATGGTTGGATTAGTTATATAAGTTCTAGTTCCACTTCGTGAAACTAAAGTGCCTGTTACTGTTGCATCTTTTACTAACTTTCCTGCCTGTCCTTGAATGTCAATACTCAGGGGTCGTGATCTCTCAATTACGAACGCTCCATTTGTTATGACGCAAGTTTCTAGTTTAAATGTTTCAGTATCAGCTTCAATAAAAATATCAAAAGTATCCACAGATACAAGCAGAGTCTCAACAATAGTAAAATCTGCTTCACTTAAAGCAGGTATTGTAAAACTAAAATTTGCATTTCCTGCGGAATTGGTTACGCTTCCTTCGAAAAACTCTTCTGTATGAGCGGATTGAATTGTTCCATGAAGGGTTTTTACCGGGTAACTTTCTTCCCGAAAAGTTTGACTAAAATTAATATCACTTATATCTAGCTTATAACGATTACCTCCAGATACTATAAAGACAGAGCTGTTTCTTTTAAAATTGTAAGTTGGCATGTCTTATACTCTTTGAGGAACCTTATACTCCTTTTATTAAAGTATAGTATAATTGACAGGAGCATAAATGTCAAGAACTATTTTTTATAGGTATAAGAAAAAAGGGGCCAAAGCCCCTTTCTTCATGCTAAACTGCCCTTACGGTCTGTAGGTTAGGTTTAGTTCGTCTGCGGCTGTGATTGCCGACGGCAAAGCCATGAAGTTTGTTTCTAATGAAATAATATCTTCAATACTGTGTGTCGGTATCTCAACGTGGCAAGTAGGCATCGCAAGCTCAAGACCTGTTCCTGATGCGCCACCAACCTTAAACACTAGGTTGAATGAATTAGTTACAACATTTGTGATTGCTCTCAAATCCGTAAAGAAGTCGTTTGAAGAATTATCTGCATTTGTTCCAGTTGTATTCTCCGTTAGATAACATGTAAAGGAACCTGAAACATTTCTTGTTCCTGTTACATGCCCGATTGGAACGTTTACGAGACCAATTTCTTCCGGGGTAATATAAGTGTTATTATTTGAAATCGTAATACTTCCTCCCGTCAGGGTTAGGCTATAAGAAGCTTCTAGCTCATTAGAGCCATCTCCATCTGGGTCTTGATCGGTAGGAGCAATAGTAAGAATAGTTAGTCGATTACGAATAAAGTTAGTCGTACTTGTAGTTGCTTCATAAACTTGAGCCGTGTGACTTGCACCGCTTGCTGAAAGAGTAACAAGAAGCCTATTTTCATCATCTGAAACAAGAACGACGTCACCAACTGCAGATCCTGTACCGGAAGTAGGCTTAGCTGCAGCAGCAGCAACTACAGTATTTGCTGTATGATCTGTTAGATTTGTAGCATTTCCTGACCAACTAATTGTGGCAATACCATCAATATCAAAGTCAAGAGTTGCTTCATTTACAGTTACGCCTTCCATTTTCATTACAGTAAAGTTTGCATCTCCAAGAACAAAATAAATATTTGCTGTTCCAAGAGTAGAAGACTGAGACTGAGCAAATGTAACAGTCATATTTGAGCTTCCAGGAACAAGAACATCCGTAGGACTACTTGCGCCATCATCAAACTTACTAGAAGCATAGTTCTTTGCGCCGGCCATAAGTGCCCATAAAACCTCTTCAACAGCATGTACTTCTGCCGCTGAGTCGGCAGCACCGGTTCCTGAGCCCGCTGAAGTAAAAGGTCTTACATAAGTAGAAAATGACCACTCTGCTGGCGCAAGAGAGTCATTAAAAGCTCTTCGACCACGACGAGATACACCAGCAGATGATTCCATCTCATTAAGACTTACCTCAGTACTGTTTGTAGCTTGCGAAAAACTGAATCCATCCAATACAGGAATAGACCACACATAGCCGTCGAACTCCAAAAACATTTTTGTGTCGCGGCTAAAATATAATTGTTCTGCCATAGTTTTCTCCTATGAACTTGAAAAGACTTGAACGTGAACATTTGTTCGTGCCAGTATTTTCTTAATAACGAACCTCGATAAGCATCTCTCCTACGCCTAAAGGCTCTAGTACGCCTTCATCAGTATCTATACTAACGACGGACATTTGATGAACGTTGTAAACAGTATTTAGTTTATCAGTATACTGCAGATTAGAGTTTGTTTCAATCACAGTCTCGATATCTTCCATTACTTCGTTCAGTTTTACTTGGGCATCTTCTTCTTGAACATAGATACGAATTGTTACAGATAGGTATCTATCCTTAAAGCCCCCTCCCTGATATTCTCTTGTTTCAGATCCAGCATTTAAATGAACTGCAGGAAAATCCTCGACTTCATCCCAAAACTTTAATCGACCTGAAACATTATTATTTAAATCAGTGAGAAACTGGCCAGAGCCATTTATAGTCTTTAGGGCCGTTACTAATGCTTCAATAATATTTGATCTCTTAGAAACATAATCTCGTACAGCCACTATTCTCTCCTAGTATATATTCTTCCGATTAAATATTCTGCCAAAATTTCTCGAATTGATTTGTCAATAAGTACTCTTGGGTCTCTTTGCGGGCTAGAAAAGCGACTACCGCTACTGCTCTCAAACACTTGGTACGGATTTTTTTGATAGGTGTATCCTATACTAGGATACCCTTGCTTTGTAGGTATAATATCCGTAGCCCTAACACTAGCTGCAAATCTACCTGTCCTATTCTCAAGAGCAGGAGGGTTCATGTTAGCCACTACTTTTGATGGAAGTCTAGCGTTTAATATACCTAGTATATTTGCAAGATTAGCGGCTCCTTGCGTTGCTCTAGTTTTTCTATTTGCTGGTACAGACTTCGAAACTTTGTGTGGTATAATCGAGCCCTTAGATTTGTTCTTGGACTTATTCTGTTGCTTAACTTTTCCTTCAGCTTTAAACTTTATTTTTCTTGAATCTATCTTTTTATTTAATTTTATCTGTTTATTTTTTGGATTAGCAATAAAAGATTCAATGACTCTAGCATATATTCTATCTTCCAGGCTGCTGGAACTTTCTAATTTTGCTAAGGTTTCTGATCCTACATCTTCAAAAAACTTTCGTACAACATCAAGAGCCTGCCTCTCTCTTATAGCATCTATAGCTCTATTTTCATACTTATTCTGGTAGACTATGCTAGGAATGTACGCTGCTGAAACTGCACCCTTTTTTGTTATATTACTATGATAGTCTACAACTATACTTTTTATTTCTGAGCCAATAGAAGCATCAATATCTCCTGACTTTATTGAGTTATTTACATATGCTTTCAAATCATTTGTTATTTGAAGCATTGCAGACTCATCATCAACCACCGTATCTAGTTGTTTCAATCCTCTTTGAATAGTAAGGCTTGATACTGCGCTCCCTTCTGGACCGTGACCTCTATCAATAGTGCTTTTTAGCTTTGCTATTTGATCTTCTGTTCCTGAAACTATTTCTGCTATTATATCTACTTTTAGCTTTCTTAAAACACCAAAACTAGAAACAATGAAAGCTTTTCCTTCTTTTATTAGCTTTTTAGCCCTAGGGTCTCCTCCCATAGCCTTTGTAGCAAAAATTGCTTTTCCTGCCGGAGTGTTTTCTATTACTGCAGGCCCACTAAATTTATATTTATTTATGTACCTTTTTTGTCTTATATCAGCTAGTTCTCTTGCTTTTTTTAAATTTGCAGACTGATTTCCTTGTAAAATCTTTAGCTGCCCTAGCTTATCTCCGTGCCTACTATTCATCTCTTGAATAGCTTCGTTAATAAAATTTATATTTTCAAGATATAAAAGCTGAGGTCTAGTACCTTGTACAGCCTTTCGAGTTCTTCTATTCTCTTCTGCGCTTAGCCTATGTAAGAGCTTATCAGCTACCGTTTTTCTAACATTGGACCTAGACATTAAAAGTTTTTATACATATCTAGTACTCGCTTGATATGATCGGGTAGTCCTCCATTATCTAAGCTGCTAGTTCCTGGATTATCTAAAGTAGCTCCGCCCAAAGTTCGTCGCTGCTTATGTTCTTTCTTAAAGTAATAAGTAATTAAATCAACTACTGCTAGCATAAGATCATTAGGTATAGTAGAGTAGCCTGCTGTGTAAACAACCTCTACAGCTCCTACTCCTTTGGGAAAATTTTTACGCTTGCCACTGTTATCTGTACGAATAATACTATCAGTAGAATAATCTAAATAATACTCAAAACTAGATGTAGTTAGTGTTGTATAAGTGTCTGAGTAAGACTGTCTTTCCTTTACACTAACTATGCTATTAACTGGACTTTCTGTGAGCTGAACTACATAAGTATTCCAGTCTAAGGTGAATGTTTCTGTCTTATTCGTTGAGAAAAAATCTACAAACGAGTTTGCACAGTAAGTCTTTACTAATTGACTCACAGCAGGTATAATAGTTTGAAATTTAAGATCATTCGTTGTAGAATCAATCCCTTCAAACTCTTTATATTTTGCTAATGTTATTAGGTCTGCCATAAGTATATTAGTAAAAACTTGGGGCGGCGAACCGCCCCAGGTTGTATGGCTTAAAAAATATTAAGCTACGTTAGAGATCTTGATAGAAGGCTTGTCGCCACCAGAGGCTGCTACCAACTCTTCAAAACCGAGAGACTGAGAAGCAACGATTACTTTACGCTGTGCACGTACTTCGTAATCTTGCTCAACAGTTACGCCACGAAGTCGAGGAATCACATAGTTGCGGGTATTAACTGCAAATGCTGCCTCACTACCGGCCGCATGAGTCATTTCCTCAGAAGCAACAACTGCAGAGCCGTAAACGGCACCCAACGTACCAACTACTCGTACTGCTAGATCACTACCGACTTCATCAAGAGTCTGGAAGCTAGCATCATCAAGCAAGTCATAGTAGCCTTGCTGGTTTACGATGTATACAACGTCAGAAGGATTCATACCATATTTACCCATTCCTTGACGCATGTCTAGCAAGTTGGCTGAAGTCAGCTTGTTGGTGTGAGGGCTGCTGCCATCACCACTAAAGTCGTAATCAAATGCTGCAGAGTCTGCTTCACCTGCAAGACCTGTAATGGAGCCTGCTCCATTAAGAATTGCATCCTCAACTGCACGCGCATGTGCTCGTGCGATTGCATCTACAGGAATAGGCATCAAGTTAACAACAGCCTGCTCTTC